TTTCTTTTAGTTTTACATCAGAAATAGCACCATAACTGTTGTTGGTATTTGTAACATTTCCGTTATACAAAACATTAAAAGTAACTGTGCCACCGCTATCTAAAGCACGAATGTTGTAATTACTACCGCCACCATCTTGCAAACATAAAGCGTTTGTACTGGCTGTTCCTAGAAAAGAAACTTTTCCAGCACTAATTGCACTCGTAGTCCCCACCAGCAAATTGCCTGACGAATCTAATGTCATTGCTTGGCTGAAGGAGATGGCGTTTCCTGCTGTGCCTGATGGGGCGTTGAACCATTGGTGTACGCCGTTGAACTGGCGATAGTTTGATGCAAGCCCGTCAGCTTTGTAGATAGGCGAGTTTCCGCTGTTAAAAAAGACGTTTGTCGCCATAAACGACAACTCATCTCCAGAAGCTCCGGCAGCAAAACCGCCAAACGAAGATGCTGCTCCAACATCCATAACTCTGTAAACACCCGACATCCACGCACTCGGAGTCACCCCGAGGCCGAGGTTGCCATTCGGGTCTAGCGTCATGCTATCCGTATAACCATAATTCCTTGCTTGGAATACAAGATTCGCTGTGTTGTTGTCAGCGCCTAGCCGACTAACAATACGACTTCCTGCGTAACCACCGCTACTGTTAGTTACTTGAAACTGCAAACCTGCGCCATAAGACGACGCATATGCCCCACTAGTAGTTGCGCCAATAGTGACAGTATTTTGGTCACCTGTATTTGTTGCACCTGTGCTGTAAAGAATTCGACCTTGACCAACAACATCTAACTTAACCGCAGGCGAACTCGTCCCAATACCCAGACCTGTCGAGGTAAAGCGACCAATCTCCGATGCGGCAGAATCTTGAAACAAAATGCCGTTTGTTGCCCGACCACGAATTACGGTTTGGTCTGTATCTCCGTACAGTGCAAGTGAGCCACCAAAAGTCAAATATCCGTTGTTGTTTAAGCCTAACGCAGTCCCATCAAAAGTAAGCGCAGAGCCACTTGTCAGAACCTTTGAGCCGTTACTATAAAAGACCCCATTAGCGGTGGAGCCAGAGAGCGTTACAGAACCAGAAGCACTAATGTCTGTCAAACCAGACAATGCACCTGTATCACTCAAGATACCTACTGAGTTCTGTACTAATTTGCCTGTAGTGCTGTCAAAACGAACCAAAGCGTTATCAGTAGATGAAGATGGGCCAACAACATCGCCCGATCCGCTAGTTACTGTCGCCCAAGAAGTATTCGTTCCGTCAGTAGTCAAATACTTACCAGAATTAGTCGCTTGGCTAGGTGCTAAAGCATTGAAAGCTGCCGTAGCTGTAGTCTGTCCTGTACCACCATTGGCAACAGGCAAAGTACCTGTCACACCAGTAGACAAAGGCAAGCCTGTAAGGTTTGTAGCAGTACCGCTAGAAGGTGTACCCAAAGCTCCACCATTCACGACAGCCGCACCCGCAGAACCCACATTCACCGCCAAAGCAGTAGCAACACCAGTACCCAAACCTGATACACCCGTACTGATAGGCAAACCAGTCAAATTAGTCGCTGTACCGCTTGATGGAGTACCAAGCACGCCACCATTAACCAAAGGAGCGCCAGAAGAGCCTACATTGACCGCTAGAGCCGTTGCTACGCCTGTTCCAAGCCCAGACACACCAGTACTAATTGGCAAACCAGTAGCGTTAGTCAAAGTAGCAGAAGCAGGAGTACCCAATGTAGGAGTAACCAAAGTTGGGCTATTGGCAAACACCAAAGCACCAGAACCAGTTTCGTCTGTTACGGCAGAAGCAAGGTTAGCGCTTGTTGGTGTACCCAAGAATGTCGCTACACCCGTACCAAGACCTGAAACACCAGTTGAGATCGGCAGACCTGTGAGGTTAGTTGCTGTACCAGAAGATGGAGTTCCCAAGGCGGGAGTCACCAAAGTAGGACTGTTTGACAGAACAACAGAGCCTGTACCAGTAGATGAAGTAACACCAGTACCACCATTGGCTACTGGAAGCGTACCAGTAATGTCGGCAGTAGAGATGTCTAAAGCATCCCAAGAAGAATCAGTGCCATTGCTCTTCAAATATTTACCAGAAGCAGATGCTTGGCTAGGCAATAGGTTATTCAAAGCAGCATTAGCCGTAGAAGCACCTGTACCACCATCAGCAATGGCTAAGTCTGTAATACCAGTGATTGAACCACCAGTAATGTTGGCAGAAGCATTGTCTGTCTTTGTTGCTACAGCAGTTGCAATATTGTTGAACTCTGTATCAATCTCAGTACCTTTGACAATCTTTAGAGGATTGCCAGGCGACAGATTGTCTTTACTGGCAAAATTAGTGGTCTTTGTGTAATTTGACAAGATAATTCTCCTTAGCCCATTTTGCCATCTTTGGCTTGAATTTCAATCTTTTGTAGAGAAAACGATGTTCCGTTAATCGTTGTTTCATACCCAGTCTGGACAATCTTTCCTGAACCAGAAGCATTCGCTGTTAGTGTCTTAATTGGGACGCCACTTGTGTACTCAGCAATGTTGTATTCAGCAGTTCCATACTCATAACTTGTCTGTGAAGGAATGTAGATATTCTCTGCACGATAAGCACCTGAGTAATCAAAACCCCAGTTAATCGTCAAATACTGATTAGAGCCACCAATCACAATGGCAGTAACTGATTTAAGGATTGAAATCTGATTAGGATTGCCTAAGTCAGCATTGTTTGTGTAGTACGCAAAGCGATATGTTGAATCGTTATCCAGATAAGTTCCATACTTACCGATATAACCATTCTTACCAATGTACAAATCACCATTTCTAAGTGATTTCAAGCAAGTAGGAGCAATTGAGTCCCACTTGGTTACACGAGATGAACCATCTTGCAAAGTTTGCTTGGTATCAAAGCAATAAACTTGGAATGTTGCAGGCAAAACAAGCAGATAAAAGGCGTCTTTTTCTGAGTAAACAGACTTCAAATTAGCCAATGTTTCGCTTGCCAATGATGAATTCAGGTCAAAACGAACATTCTTAGATAGGTCACGCAAAGGTGCAGACTTCTCTTGAATAGTCCTCATCAATGAACGAACACCAGAGTCTGACAAGAAGATTACATCAGTACCAACACTTTGGATCGTATCTCTTGCAATACAACCAATAGAGCCTACTGTGTCGCTCAGAATGATTCCCGCAGGGGTAGAAGCACCTGAATAAACAAGAATCTGCCTCTTACCAAAGATAAACAAGAAGTCATTGTGAGCAGCCAAGCCCATGATTTCATCAGCACCATTAGGCCACACACGAGAAACATCCAGAGAGCCTGAAGTGCCACCAGACCATACATGACCCGCAATCAGGTCAGAAAAGCTGATAGTGACTTTATCTGTCGCTGTATTAGCCACCCACAGACGACCAAAAGCAGATAAACAGATGTTTGCTTGCGGAACAGTACCAGTCGATCCTGTTTTCTCAGAAACTCTGCGATAAGTAGTAGTACTTACAGCAGGGTCGTAAATCAAAGCATCGTGACCAGTCTGGAAGAAATATGCAACCCCATTCAAAGTTGCACATTGCCAGTTACTAGCAGAGATAGTAGGAGCAGAACCACCGCCCCCATAGGTCAACTCAGTCACCGCATTAGAAGTGCCAAGTTTAAAAATCTTGTTGTTGCCAGCAAACAGAACTGTAAGTGTGCCGTCAATTTGAACCAACTCATGGATCACACCAACATCATTAGCACCAAGGTTTCCAGAAGAAGGATTAACCTTTGACCAACCTTTTCTAGCACCAATACGACCATACTGATCCAAGATACAGTTTGTGGCAACCAAAGCAAAGCCAGCACCCAAATCAAGGGGTGAATCTTCAGTATTCAGGCCATAAAAGCCTGGTGCTGACAGACTATAACTTTGTAATGGAGATGCCATTAGACTGCCTCAAAGTTAGATTCTTCAGGATAACGAGTACTCTCTGTTGCAATCGCATCAGACAACATACCCCTGAACAAAGCATAAGCCTCTGAACTAGATGTGCCACCATCTTCACCACGCTCAATCAAAGCACGGGCATAGGCACTCTGTGTCACCAAATAGTCCAAAACAAGCACAGATGTGTTATCAGATGTCAAAGCTGCTTGAGGGACAACAACATCAAAGTACAAAGTAAACACACCGCTAGGAATGGGATACAAGTCAATCTTGGTATCGCCACTGGCATCTACGCCGTTGTAGCAAAACTCTGTGGGAATTGATTGCGCAGGAGTGCTAAAGTTCAACTTACGATTCATGCTCGCAAATGGAATATCACGCAAAGTTACATTGCTTGTGACATTGATAGCATCCAAAACACGAAACTTTTGACCAACACCAGTCAAAGCATAAGAGTGTGTGCCAGCAGTAGTGGTTACTGTGACTGTTTGAGTCAAAGCATTCCAAGTGTAGGAATCTTCAATCTGGCGCTTGGCATCATTGACAAACTTGCCAATCAAAGCAGAGTAAGTTGTTTCACCAACAGTAGAAACAGTACTCTCACGCAAACGCACAAGCACATCGTTTACAAGTTCTAGGTAGGTCATGTTCGTTGTGCCCCATGTAATTCAAATGTTGAAATTACAGTAAAAGTACTGCCCGACTCAGTTGTCACACGAAACTGGTCGCCTTCTTCCATCGTGATGTAGCCACCATTGAACTTCAAATATTCCTTTGAAGCCATACTGTAGCTTGTCAGAATATCGTAAGAAGTATTGGTACTAGCGTCGTACCATTGGACAGTAATTGATTTTGTTGAACCTGTTGCATTGTGTAAATACATCAAGTCAAAGAGAGCGTAATATCCCGTTGGTACTGTGTAAACAGTAGTCAGCGTAGCGGCTGTAGGACTAACTCCAACGGATACTGGTCTCACTTCTTATTCCTCTTAGAGATCGCTGCAGCTTTTGCTCTAGCGTCTTCTTTGGACGATGCGCCCCAAGCTCTAAGAGATAGAAGGAGTCGAGTAGGCTTCCCATCTTTCATCTCAGCGCCAGGCATATTGCCCATACGTGCTAAAAAGGAGGCCCTTCTAGGGTTGTCACCCGACTTTACTGGAGCCTTTAGATTGCCACCAGTTTCTGCATTATACGATGCTCTTCCTTTGGCATTCAAGCCCCCTTTTGGGTTTTTTCCTGCTTTTGTTTGCCAAACGGGAGATTTCATTACTTCACCTTTTTAGGTTTCTTTGCAGTCTTAGCAGCCGCCTTAAAAGCCGCCTCAGTTGGAGCGCCTTTAGAGCCGACCTTACGCATCTTTTCACCAGAACCAGCCTTGATTCGCTCTTGTTTAGCATGAATATTGGCATAGAGTCCTTGCTTCATTTCTTCTTCCTTTTTGATTCGGAAATAGCAATAGCAATCGCTTGTTTGGGACTCTTAACTACTGGCCCTTTTTTGCCAGAATGAAGAGTTCCTTCCTTAAACTCACGCATCACCTTCTTAATCTTTGTGGCGGGTTTCATTTGCCACGACCAGTCTTTTTCATCATGTTCTTAGCAGTACGCTCACCACGCATAGGCATGGGTTTTGTCTTTGGTTTGCCAACAGCGATCATAATTGCCAATGGCATACCTTTAGGGGGAGATTTGGGTTTAGTCTGTTTCATCGGATTACCTTTGTTGCAACAAATGAAATAACACCGCCTACAACAGAGGCGATAGCCATACCTACAAAGAAACCACCTTTAGACCGATTAGCCATCTCTAAAAGCGCTTTAATATCTTGGCGAAGTGCGTGGACTTCTAACTGAAGCGCCTCAACTTGGGCTTCAAGTTTTCCGAATTCTCTTGGGTCAATTTCAGACATTTTCAACTACCTTCTTTGGTCTGCCCAACTTTTTGGGTTTTTCGGCTTCAACTACTGGTTGTTCAGTAATCTCTTCATCAATCCTGATGTAGCCCTGATGACCTTTCATAGAGTCAATGTCATGCTGAAACGTAAAGGTAACAGTTTGACCACTCTGTAAACACTTAAAGGTTGCCATAAGAACTCCAAGAAAAAGGGGGCTATTAACCCCCTTAGATTAGACCATGCGGCCTACAACAATCTTCATTGTAGAAGATGCTAAGTCAACAGTAGAACCAGACTCATTCTGAATGCGGAACTTGACTGTGTTAGCGGCAGAAACATAACCTGTAACTGTCAAACCAACCAAATCAACACCCAAAGATGCGCCAAGAACCATGTCACCCAAAGCAACGCCAGGTACTGTTACATCGTCTGTTTCACCAGCGCCGTCAACCAATGAACCAGCGTTCAATGTGCAAGTTA